ATAAAATTTAAGGAGAAAAAATGGCATCATACTCAAGTGATCAACTAGTAGCCCACGCAACAGGAGATGGACAATTAGTTCCTGCAACTCAAAGAGCAAGAATTACTTCTATTCAAGCAGCGGGTGTGGCTAGTTCAGTAATTAAATTATATAATGGAACTTCAAATACAGATCCTTTAATAGCTGAATACAAGTTTAACACAGAAGGTTTAGAAGTTTATGTTCCAGGTTCTGGAATTTTATTTGACTCAGGAGTTTATTTAGATTTAACTAATACTACTGGTGTTACTATAACCTTTACGTAGGATAAAAAATGGCGACTATTACTTACACAGTCACTGTCGCAAGTGGCACTAATGCCTATGGAACTGGTAATAAATTTTTTATTAACGGTGAGGTAAGTCCTGTCCTTTATTTACAAGAAGGAAATACTTATATTTTCGATCAATCGGATAGTTCTAATGCCACTCATACTTTAGCATTTTCTTCAAATGCTAATAACGATCCTGCTGCAAATTATACAACAGGCGTAACAACAACAGGAACTGCAGGAAGTGCTGGTGCAAATACAACTATTAATGTTGCACCTGTTAGAACAACCGGCGCTCCGGTGTTATTTTATTATTGTATCAATCATAGCGGTATGGGTAATACTGCTCAAACTATTTCACCTACTTCAGAGACTACTGAATTTAATCCACAAATGGATGAAATTATTGAGGAAGCTTATGAAAGAACAGGAACTAGAGGAGCGAGAACAGGTTATCAATTAAGAAGTGCAAGACGTTCTTTAAATATTATGTTTCAAGAATGGGGTAATAGAGGAATTCATTTATGGAAAATAAAACTTGCTAAAGTTCCATTAGTTCAAGGTCAAGCGGAATACAATTTTGCAGCAGATACTCAAAACTTTCCAGGAGATATTAGTGATGTATTAGAAGCTTTTTATAGAAATAATTCTACACCAACAGCACCACAAGATATTGCACTTACTAAAATAGATAGATCAACTTATTCACAAACCCCTAATAAATTAGCACAAGGAACTCCTTCACAATATTATGTAGATAGAAAATTAAATCCAAGTATTTTTTTATATACTACACCAAGTGCAAGTGTATCAAGTGCAAGCACACCAAGTAATTTTCAATTTTGTTTTTATTATTTATCTAAAATTCAAGATGTAGGAGCTTACAATAATACAGCAGATGTTGTTAACAGATTCTATCCTTGTATGATGTCAGGTCTTGCATATTATTTAAGTTTAAAAGTTTCTCCAGAAATGAGTCAAGAGTTAGAGAGAAGATATGAAAGTGAATTACTAAGAGCTTTAGATGCAGACAACCAAGGAACTTCTACATTTATTACACCACAAACATTTTATGGGAGCGGTGTATAATGGGTAGATATGCGTTAGGTAAAAGATCATTAGCAATTTCAGATAGATCTGGAATGGCTTTTCCATATACTGAAATGGTTAGAGAATGGAATGGTTCTTTAGTTCACATTTCAGAATATGAAGCAAAACAACCACAACTTGAACCTAAACCAGCAGGGTCAGACCCACAAGCTTTATATAATCCAAGACCACAACCAGCATCAGCCACTAGTTTAATTTTATTAGACAACAATTCTTTTACAACTGTAATTTCTGGTGGAGTAACTTTTGTAAATATTTATTCAGAAAATCATCAAAGAAGTACAGGAGATGTTGTAAGATTTAGAGGAGCACCTGAAGTAATAACTCCAGGATCAGGTGGAGCAGATGCTACTAATTTACAATCTTTTGCAGACATTCCAACTTTTGATAATGTAAGTGATTTAGATAATGTAAATGGTTTTACAATAACAGTTGGACAAAAACAATCAGACGGTTCTGTAATCACAGCACCTAATTCTAATCCAACAGAAATTTTAACAACACCTGAAAACTATTTCTTTATTACTAGCACAAGTAATGCTACAACAGGAGGAATTGCAGGCGGTGGAGCAAACTGTTCTGCTGGTCCAGTAGTACTAGGAGTCGTAAACGGATAATGGCATATACTTTAGCAGAATTACAATCAGACATTAGAAGCTATACTGAAGTAGGAGATAATGTTTTAACAGACGCAATTTTATCTAGAATTATAGGAAATGCAGAAAACAGAATTACTAGAGCAATAGATACTGATCAAAATGTATTTTATGCAACATCTAGTTTAATTGTTGGAAATAGATATGTAACAATTCCAGCTGACCTAAGAGCAATTAGATATGTTCAATTAAAAGATTCAACTGGAAATCAATTTTACCTAGAACAAAAAGACACTAGTTATATTGCAGAATACTATTCTACTCCAGCAACTCAATCGGTAGATATTCCAATACATTATGCTAACTGGGATGAAGAGTATTGGGTAGTGGCCCCAACACCAGATAAAACCTATGAAATTACTCTTTGTTATGATAAAGAACCTACTAGTCTTTTAGTAGATACTGGAGGTACTTACCTATCCGATAAATACCAAGATTTACTTCTCTATGCTTGTCTAGTAAATGCATATGGGTACTTGAAAGGTCCTGCAGATATGTTACAATACTACACAGGACAATATAAAGAAGCTTTAGAATCGTATGCTATCGAGCAAATCGGTATCAGACGTAGAGACGAATATCAAGATGGTGAAGTTCGGGCTCAACTTAACGTAAAACCACCATCAAGTTAATAAGGAGATAAAAAAATATGGCTAACATAATACCGTTTTCATTTAGAGGTGCTCTCTTTTCAGCGCAACACGATCTTGCTACTGGAGGAAATACTTTTAATATATCTTTGTATACAACTAATCCATACACAACTGCAAGCACAGTATACTTAGCAGGAACAGGTAATGGTGAAGTAGATACAACAGGTGGTACTAACTATGTTGTTAAAACTTTAGCGAACCAAGCAGTTGCAAGTACAACAGCCGTCGCTTCAGTAGACTTTGACAATGTGACTTGGAGTTCTGCTACATTCACTGCGTCTTACGCAGCAATTTACAATAACTCAACAGTCGATGGTACACAAAACAGATTAGTAGTAGTTTTAGATTTTTTCGGAGCGAAGACAGCAACGAATGGTGATTTCACTATTGCGTTTCCTGATGCAGCTACACCGGCTAATGCTATTATTAGTATGAGTTAATAACAAAGGAAAAATTTATGGCGTTGGTAATTAACGACAGAGTAAAAGTAACAAGTACAACTACAGGCACAGGTGCATTTGCATTAGGTGTAGCACAAACTGGTTTTGAATCTTTTGCAACAGGAATTGGAAATAATAATACAACTTATTATACAATTTTTAATCAAGGGACTACAGAATGGGAAGTTGGTCTTGGAACTTTAGATGCAACATCTGCAAACTTAACTAGAACTACAGTTATCTCCAGTTCTAATTCAGATGCAGCAGTTAATTTTACAGGTGGAACAAAAGATGTATTTTGTACACTACCAGCAAGTAAAGCAGTTTATTTAGATTCAACAGACACACCTGTTGGTGCAGCAAGTAATGGTTTTGCTGTAGCAATGGCAATCGCACTTTAAAGGAGAAAAATATGGCACAAGATTTTACTAGATACAGCGCAACAGTAACAAACTCTGCGACTACTGTATTTACAGCAAATTCAAATGATGCAGTAATTGGAATTAGAATTGCAAACATATTAACTTCAGCTATAACTATATCAGTTTGGGTTTCCGTAACAGGATCCACAGATAGATATATTGCAAAAGATTTAAGTATTCCACCGTCAAGCGCAGTAGAGCTTGTATCAGGTGGTGCTAAATTTGTAATGCAGGATACAGATGTATTAAAAGTACAGTCTGATACTGCAAGTGCAGCTGATGCGTATGTTAGTGTAGTTGATTCAATTAGTGCATAAGGAATAAAAAATGGATAGTTTATATAATATAATTTATATCGGAAACAAACCTGGTTCAGAACAGATTTATACTCACGCTGAAACTATTAATAATAAAGAAATTGTAATTGAGTCAGCGGTTCTCGCTGGTCCAGTCACTTTCCCTAATACAATCACAGTAACAGGAACATTGGTAATAATTTAATGAGTAAAATAGAAGTCAATCAAATATCATCACAATGTGGATCAACATTAACGGTTGGTCAATCTGGTGATACGGTTACTTTAGCAGCTGGTGCAACTCAATCAGGATTCGGTAGAACAGGAACTGTAGACTGGGACACAACTCCAAAGACTGCAACTTTTTCTGCAGTTAGTGGTAATGGATATTTTTGCAATACAACATCAAGTGCTTTCACAGTTAACTTACCAGCAGGTGTTGCTGGTGCAATAGTATCTCTTGCAGATTACGCAGCTACTTGGCAAACAAATAATTTAACAGTATCACCAAATGGAACAGATAAAATTGGTTCTGTTAATGCAGATGTATCTTTAACTACAGAAGGTCAATCAGTAACTTTTGTATATGTTGATTCAACACAAGGTTGGATTAATACAATGGACTCAACTTCTAATGTTAGAGGTAAAACTTTTATAGTTGCAACAGGAGGAACAATTACAGAGTGTGGCAATTGTAAGATTCATACTTTTACAGGTCCTGGTACTTTTTGTGTATCAGGTTTAGCTTGTGTTCCAGCAAACAATGAAGTTTCATATATGGTTGTAGCTGGTGGTGGTGGAGGTGGTGGTCGTCACGGAGGTGGTGGAGGAGCAGGGGGTTTTAGAGAAGATAAATCTCCAGTAACACCATATACTGCAAGTCCTTTAGAAGGTGCTGGACCTATAACAGTTACAGCAACAGCTTTTCCGATTACAGTTGGAGGGGGTGGAACAGCAGGTAGATTTTCACCTACTCCTTATACTGCTGGCGGTCAAGGAAATAATTCAGTTTTTAGTACAATAACATCAACAGGTGGTGGAGGAGGAGGAACAGCTGTGGGTGTTCCTTGTGGTGCTTCTAATCTTGCTGGTGGTTCTGGTGGTGGAGGAACTCATTGTGGACCTAGTACTGTAGCAGGTAATGGAAATACACCTCCTGTCAGTCCAGCTCAAGGAACTAATGGTGGAGCAGGTATGCCTGCTACTCCTTATAATGGTGGCGGTGGAGGCGGAGCAACTGTTGCTGGCACTTCAGGAGCTTCAGGTGGATGTGGTGGTAATGGAGCAACAACAAGTGTTTCTGGAAGTTCAGTGACTTATGCTGGTGGTGGAGGTGGTGGAAAATATGCAGAACCAGAAAATAGTCCTTCCCCAGGTGGAACAGGAGGAGGCGGTCCTGGTGCAATATCTGGAGTTGGTCCTTCTTTTATAGGAACTGCAGGAACAGATAATACTGGTGGTGGAGGTGGTGGAACAGGTAATATGCAAGAGGGTAATCCATCTACTACATCTCCACAAATAGGTTCAACTGGCGGTAGCGGAATCGTAATAATAAGGTACAAATTTCAATAATTATGACAAGTAAAATAAAAGTAGATAACATAGAAAACCAATGCGGCGGTGCAGTAGTCACTAAATGCGGTGCAACAACTACAATCAGTGGTTCAGTTGTAAAAGCAGATGACATACAAGCAGCAGATGGTGGAAATTTAATTAATCAATGTGGAACAACTATTACACTTGGTGCAAGTGGCGATACTATTAATTTAGCGAGTGGCGCATCACAGACAGGTTTTGGTAGAACGGGGACCGTTGATTGGCAAACAGGTAGTATTAAGACAGCCACATTTACAGCAGTAAATGGAGAAGGATATTTTGCAAATACATCAGGTGGAACGTTTACTATGAATTTACCAGCAGGTTCTGCTGGAGCAATCGTATCGGTTGTAGATTATACAAATACTTTTCAAACAAATAATTTAACAATTGCACCAAATGGTGCACAAAAAATAGGTGGAGTTGCAGCTTCAAATACTTTAAGTACAGAAGGTCAATCAGTAACTTTTGTTTATGTTGATGATACTGAAGGTTGGAAAAATATACAAGATTCAACGTCTAATGTAACAGGTAATCCTTTTATACAAGCTACAGGTGGTACAATTACAACTTGTGGCAATTGCAGAATTCATACATTTACAGGGCCTGGAACTTTTACAGTTTCATCAGTTCACCCGTGCGCAGCTAATAATTTAGTAAGTCATTTAGTAGTTGCTGGTGGCGGTGGTGGTGGATCAGGAGCTGGCGGCGGCGGTGGAGCAGGTGGATATAGAGAAGTAAAAAGTCCTGTTACACCTTATACTGCAAGTCCTAAAGATGGATATCCAAGTGCTCCTAATAGAGTTACAGTAACAGCCCAAGCTTACCCAATCGCAGTAGGCGCTGGTGGTGCAGTTAACTCTCAAGGAGTTGATTCAACCTTTTCAACTATTACTTCCGCAAAAGGAGGAAAAGGTTCTTCTTATTGCGGAGGTCAACCAACTATGAATGGTGGTTCAGGTGGTGGTGCAAGATCAAATGCGGGAGGGCCTGCAGGATCAGGTAATACACCTCCTGTTAGTCCTCCACAAGGTAATCCTGGTGGTACTACTAATCCAGGTGGAACTCCTGAACAAGGAGGTGGTGGTGGTGGTGCAAGTGGTAGCGGAGGTAATGGTTCACCAGGACCTTCCGCAGGTGGAACAGGGACACCTACATCAATTACAGGATCAGCAACGGCTTACGCTGGTGGTGGTGGTGGTGGAGCTAATCCACCAGGTAGTCCAGGACCAGGAAGTCCTTGTGGAACAGGTGGTTCAGGACAACCATCTAGTGGTGGAATTCCAGCAAATATAGGAACAATTAATACAGGTGGTGCTGGTGGTGGAAGTCCATTAGGTACTGGTGGTAGCGGAATAGTAGTAATAAGATATAAATTTCAATAGGTAAATTATGAGTGAAGTAAAAGTAAATAAAATTAGTCCAAGAACAAATTGTGGAACGGTACAGTTAGGAGATAGTGGAGACACTATAACAATTCCTGCAGGTGCAACGATCACTAACAACGGTACGGCGGCAGGGTTCGGCGCAACCGGTGCAGCGTCTTGGGATACAACAGTTAAAACAACAGGATTCACAGCAGTAAGTGGTGTAGGGTATTTTGTAGATACAACAAGTGGAGCGATCACAGTAACACTACCAGCGTCACCTAGTGCTGGAGATGTGGTTGCAGTTTCAGATTATGCAGGAACAGCAGATACAAACAATATTACAATTGGCAGAAATGGTTCTAACATTAATGGAGCAGCGGCAGATTTAACTATTGAATATGAAAATTCAGCAATAACTTTAGTTTATGTGGATTCAACACAAGGTTGGAAAGCAACAGATACATCTAGTTTAAGTGATATTGCATTACAACCAACTTATATGATAGCAACAGGTGGAACCATAACAG